ATTGAGTAAGTCCTGAAGTGAATGGATCGACAGTGCCGTACTGGCTACCGCCCTTACCTACGATAAGGTCCGCAGGTCCATACCCTGTTGCTGCAACATATTGAAGATGCGTTCCGGAATCTGTAAAAATATTACCGTCTGCATTAATTACTAGGCCATCAGTAATAGCCCCCGTTGCTGCGGTTACATCAATAGTTTTAAAACCATTTTCGGACCGGACTGGCCCATTAAAAGTTGAATTTGCCATAATTTCCTCCTGAGGAAATAAGTTCTATCATCTTGGCTTGTCTGCTAGGTCAGTTGATAGAACAAAAATAATGAGTCCTAGTATTTTTGATTGTATAGCACTCCCCTATAAAAGAAAAGGGACCCGAAGGTCCCTTTAATTTATTCAAGTAAATGAATTAAGCTCCTGGAGAACCAAAAATTCCTCTCCAATCACTAAAACCAAAACTGTACCTTTCTCTGGCTTTGTATCGAACATTACCAGTTTCGAAGTCGCCTTCCATGCTGGTAGATACAGCCGTTCTAACAAAGTGTTTAAGTCCATTAGGCACGTCAGTTTTAATAAAGAAAGCATCGGTATCTGTTAGATAATGATTAACAACATAGCCTTCTGAGATCATTCCCATATTTCTAATTGCATTAATATCATTATCTGAAGAACCAACTCTTCCTGGAGTTTCCAACAACCTATCTGCTACAAATTGCAAAGCAGGCGGAATAATTAATTTCCGTGCTTGTGCGTTGACTTTAAGGTTTCTTTCATCTTTGAAGTCAGCAATATCAATTAGTGCTTGTTCAAGTGAAGTTTCATTTAAGTCAGCTGCAGTAGACAGCTCGTTTTTAAGATTCACGTTAGCAACTGTAGGGTGCGCAGTAGAACAAAGCTCTACTCCATCACCGCCAACAAATGAAGAACTAAATGCATTATTCAATACATTAGCTGCTTTTACTTGTTTAGTCTGTTGCATTGACCGTGCTAAAGCTCTTGTGTATCGTGAGGAAAGCGTATCGTAGAGATTATCTTCGATCGCTTCTTCTGTCAACGCAAAAGCAAGGGCAACGGTTTCGTGTGTATAGCGCGAAGTAAAAGATTCTTGAGCTGTGTCATAAATGACCGCAGCACCCTCACCTTTAGTCGGCGCTTCTCCAAAGCCACTCAACATTACTTCTTCCTCAAAAGCTCGTTCAGAACTTTCGGTGTCAAAGATGTCTTCGTGCTCATTGTTGTACTTTTCATACTCTAATCCAAAAAGAGCATGGAGTCCCGGTACTAGTTCTTTAACTAGCTGAGCTCTATTAATCGCCATTATTTATGCTCCTTTAGATTATACAGCAAATGTGTTAGTCGGGAACGTGAACAGTCCTCTCGCATTAGCACCTATTGAATTGCTAGGTTGCGAGGCAAAGCCTACGTGTAACGCTACACCACTTGATGTTGTTGCTGTGACCCCTTCCTTTGATCTACCGTTGACAGTACTGCCCGCAGTAGTAGAAAGAGTATATTTAGAGCCGATAAAACTTACGGCTGGAGTTCCAGCTGTAAATTGAGCTTCGTAAACGATTCCAGGATCGCTATAAACGAGAGCTTCTGCATCGGCGCTCCCTTGTGTTGCAGTATCAGCAGTCCAAACTTTCGAGAAAGTTGGAGTGCCATCAGTCGCCGTAAAAAATACCCCGTAAAACACACCTATGGGAGTGCCTGTCGCCGTGCCTTGAATAACATAACCGCTAGATAGATTAACTACATCACCTGAAAAGATAGATGCGTCAGTTGCACTTGCGATTCTCATTTTAGCAGGACGAATAACACCACCGTACATATGATACGCGGGAGTAAAGCCATTAGGCGCGTCTGTATTAGCCATAATTATCTCCGTTGATTAAATAAAGTTAGGTTATTATTAATTTCCTTTGTCGGTAGTATTTTTACTACCGAAAGCAACTTTTGAAGACCTTTGGATATCGCTATCTTTTATAGGCATTCTAGGGTCGCTTTCTCGCATAAAGTTGTGATCTACACCGTCCATAGCTGATTTTGCTTGGCCTTGAAAATAAGCTGTTCGCTCATCTGCGGTTTCGACTGGAACTTTAGCAAGGATTAATCCTCCGACACCTATGACTCCAGAGTTACTACCACTATCAATAGTGGGGGCTTCAAATTCAGGAAAATCTTCTGCTCTTACAGGTTCATATCCTTCTCTAATACGTTTAGACATATTAGATTTATCATCTTGTCCTCTAGTAGCTTCTCTTATCCACCGGAATTGGTATCCCGGAGGTGGTTCGGGTGCATCTAACATAGATGGTGGTGCCCAAGGCTTTCTGCGAATTTGAGAGTTTCGTGTCTCTGCAGATCGTGATTTACGATCAGTTTTATCTTCGGTCATTTTATTATACTCTGTCGATATGCTTAGCATATTCTTCAAGAGGCACATTCAGTCTTTTAGCTATTGCTACTTGACTGGGTGATAGCCTGATTTTGCGTGACGATTTTTTACCACTAGCGCCTCTGCTAGAAGCAGCAACCTGTTGCACGGGGGCAGATTGATTTTCTAAAAATTTGTGTGGGAAATTTTCTTGCATTTTTTTATCAACTTCAAAATAATAAGTGTCCGAAGTTGGGTCTATCCCATTTTCGACAAGTTCCTTATGTATTCCAAATGCTGCAAATGTCATTGCTTGGTCATCTCCAAACCATTTATTATTAGCCGCCCATTTTTCTGCTTTTGGGTCTGGCCCGGTTGCTTGAGGCTGTAAAGTAGGCTGATAAGCCTGAACAGGAACTTCCTGTTCTTTATTTCTTTCTCGAACGTGTTGCTGAGCAGACAACCTTTTTAAATTTTCTGCTTCGGCACTTACTCGAGAAAGTTTTTCAGTTGCGTTAACAACCGCCTCACTATCTCCTAAATCTTGAGCCTCTTTTAACCGTATTCTAGCTCCTTCAATTTCGGATTGTACTCTATTGTCATACTCTTTGAAAAGGGAGGAGTCTGAATTCTTTAGTTTTTCTTTTAAATGTGTTGCCGTTTGATTAACACTTTGAGCATAATTAACAGCTTCATCTCGCTGTCTTTCTGCTTCTCGCATTTTATAGGTAAGCTTATCAATACGTTTTTGTACTGAATCGCTTATCTCATCAAGCTCGTCTTTAGGTTTAACTTCTACTACGTGTTTTTCTTCAATAATAGAATCGTCAACATCTGCTGCGTGTATATCAACCTCCCCTTCGGGAAGTTCTAGTTCTATTCGCTCTGCTTCATTGTTTTGCATGAGTTATCCTCAAGATCATTATGACAGGATTGCTTCAGGGTCGTCTATGCAGGCTAAGATTTCATCATCATTTAAAAGACGCATATCGCCACCTTCTATTTGAAAACGAGCACCAGCATACCTGCCAAAGATTACCCAATCGCCTTTTTTACACCAAGCCCCTTCAGGAAACTTATGCATATCGCTATACGCATCAGGTCCTAAATCGACAACATAGCCAACAACAGTTGCAAGTCTTTCCTTATCAACGGTAGCTTTAGCTAAATGTATGCCACCTTTAGTTACTGTAGATTGTGTAAAAGGCAATATTAAAATTCGATACCCCGTAGGACGTGGTAACGATTTTGCATGAGAGTCTAAATTTTCAGGAGTAATTACGGGTTCATCTGCTGTTTTAGCAGCAAAACCGTTACTTCCAAAATTATCGACTCTATCCGGAACAATTTTACTTTCGACTTTACTAGTCATTTGCATCCTCCATATTAGAATGTAAAGTTTGAATTTCTTGTTCACAAAAACTCAAACCTGCTATTTCACCAACTATTCTTTGGTATTGTTCAAAATTCTCAACACTTCCAGAGGCCAGTGTGTGCGTAAGAGCTTCTTCTCTCTCACGATATTTGCGGAGCAAATGCTCCGTAGCTAAGATATAGTCCACTTATTTAATAGACCTATACCAAAGAAGTCCTTTAGTTTGCCCATACGCCGCTTTAACTTTAGCTTTTTCTGGCTTGTCTAAACAAACGCCTTCTTTAATAGATTGTGTTTTTGTACTATCTGCAAAAGAAGGTGTACTAGGCTCAGCTTTGTTAGCTCTTTTAGACGGTGACGGGTAACTTTTTGTTTTTTCGTAATACTCTCGCATTATTTTTCTCCGTTTTGTTTTCTACTATCTCGAACCGTTTTAACTAGTTCGGTATAGTTCTTTTCAGCATCAGCTTTTACTTTTTGCTCAAATTCTTGTAACTCTATAGCAGACTTAGTATCTTGTACTCTTAAATCCGCTTCTATTTTTTCACGTTTAATCTGCGCATCTAGCTGTGCTTTAGCCATGCTAATTTCTGCGTCGCGTGTATCATCTTGTGCTTTTTGCGCTAGCTGTTCTTTTTCAAGCTGAAGTTGTGCTTCAAACATTTGACGTTGTGGGTCTTGTTGAGCGGCTGCTTGTGCTTGCGCCAACGCTTGCGCTTGCCCTGTAACCTGTTGCGTAGCTTGAGCGGCCAGCATAGCAATTTGATTCATTACTTCTGGAGGCATTTGTCCCTCTTCCATTTGCGGTAGCGGTTGCCCCATTGCTTGCTCTATTTGTTGTCTATACAACATTGCCTGATGCTCTTGGATATTTGCTGATATTGCCTGCATAGCCGAAGGATTTTGTTGAATCATCGGATTTTGCATAAAAGCTGAATGAGCTTGCACATACGCTTCATGATTTTGAAACGGATAAGCTTTTATAGGATTACCTGTCATTGTTGCTTGCTGTTCACTAACAGGATCGCGAGGAGGAACTTCTGCTTCAGGAGGTAATAACGCATCAATATCTTTAATATTTAACGCTATGTACATTTTTCTGTAAGATTCTCTTAAATCATGCAGTTCGGGCGCAGCTTGTGCTAGTTGTAACTGGGTTTGCGCTAAAGTAATTCTTTGCGTCATACTGAAGATATTAGGGTCACTTACAGGTACAACGTCTACAGAACTGTCAAAATCTTCTCTAAATACGTTTTTTGAAGCGCCGTGAACTTGATAAGGATATTCAGGCGGTAAAAACTGTCCAAATACCCTTTTTAAGATTTTAAACTCGGTTCTTTGTGCATAATGGAGTCTTTTATGGATTGCGGACATTACTCGCTGTCCTTTCTCCATTAACGCT